ACCGTGTAGCCATCGATCAACTTGATTCGTTTCTAGATCTCATTGATAACGCCATTGATGTCATGAATAATACTACAGCTGAGATTGAAAAGTCGCAAGAGAAACTTTATGAGTTGTACGACTTTTGTGGAGAAGTCCCAATGGATGATAGTTGTGATTATTAAAGATTAGAACGGATATATTGTTATAATGAAGAAAGTGTTAGATCATGGATTTGTAGAACTCGTGGACCACATGCCCCAAGAAAATCTAGATAAGGCTATAGTTGATGGTGCTCGTGTGAGTTATCAAACAGGTACCAAGACTACTCGTGGTGACCGAGGTCTTATTAGATATCTTGTTCGTAATTGGCACACTTCACCCCTAGAACTTGTAGTTTTCAAGTTCCGTATCAAGGCACCCCTATACATTGCTCGTCAGTGGCTTAGACACCGAACTGCCTCTGTGAATGAGATGTCTGCTAGGTATTCTATCGTTGATGAGGAATATTACGAACCAGAAGTCCTACGTGGACAGTCGGTCGTAAATCATCAAGGATCAGAAGGTATTGTGGAACTAGACGATGAATTGAGTCAAACTCTTTCTGAACAGTATAAGCAGGCATTCAAGTTGTATGAACAGTTGCTTGAAAAGGGTGTGTGTAGAGAACAAGCTCGTGGTGTTCTCCCCCAATCTACCTATACCTCCTTCGTGTGGAAGATGGACCTACATAATCTCATGCATTTCTTACAATTGAGGATGGATCATCACGCTCAAAAGGAGATTCGTGACTATGCCACAGCCATCTATGAACTTGTTCAACCCCTAGTACCCCACTCTATGGAGGCATTCATGGACTTTCGTGTAAACGCGATGCAGTTAACGGGACCCGAAATTGAAAATATAAACTCTGGGAAGGAAATTGAATCTCCAGGTGAAAAGAGAGAGTTTCTAGAAAAATTAAAACGGTTAAAAATTAAATGTCCTTAAAATACAACAAACACTATGTTCGCTATTACTGCATCCCCCACATGGTTCGCCAAATCTGATGACTTTAAGAAGATTGGTAAGAAAATCCAAAAACAAAGGAAGACCGAGGTAGACAAGATCAAGGATAAGATTGGTGATATTGCCCGTGACGAGCGCAAGCGTGTTCAAGAGATGTTCAAGGAACATCAAGATGTTATCAAGAAGGATAAGGAACAGACTAAAAAAACAAAAAAGAAGAAGAGTAACGCTAAAGAGATCGATCTTTACGAAAAGTAATCCAAATCGCAAAACCTACAAGTAGTGCAGCAAATGGTGTCCCGTTGAATCTCTCCGCTAATAGAGCACATACCACACTATATTGAACTATACGTATTTCCTGTCGTGTTTTAATCATTGACCGTTTCATCGCTGCTCTCGATCTCTCAAGACCGAGAACAGTCGAATTTATTTTTCCAATTTTAGATGGAATTTCTGTGGTGTTCATAATGATTTCACTTATATCAAGAGACTCTAAAAACTGCTCTTGAATCATTGGTTCCAGGTACGTAAAGTAATCAAAGTTTGGATCGAGTTGGAGACATATCCCCTCAATTAGGGAGAAGGATTTCGCTAAATATACAAAACTTGTTGGTACAACAAATGGCTTTTCCATAGCAAGTTCAGCCGCAAGCTCATCGTTCATGATAGCACCACCATCTAGGGTCTCTAAATACCCCAAGATGGTTTCAAAAAATATTTCAATATCACTGATGTCTGAAGATGTTGGTACAATGACACCTAGCTTAATTAATATTTGAACAACTCCCTTTGTATCTCGTTTTATAATACACCCGAATAAGTCTGCGAAACCCTGTTTCAATTCATCATTTAACTCAATTAATAAACCAAAATCATAAAACACTAATTTACCATCTTTGGAAATGGCCAAATTACCCGGATGTGGGTCACCGTGAAATAACCCACCGTCCATCGTTTGAATGACATACGAATTAACCAATGCTTCACACACCTTCTTCTTATTGATTCTCTTATTTTTGATCTCTGTAATCTTATCAGCCTCTACATATTCCATGACAATCATATCATCGGTACAGTACTTTTTATACATATAAGGAACTTTTATCCAATCAATCCCCTTCAAACTTCTTCTAAACTTAATCGCATTTTCAACCTCTTGTTTATAATCAGCCTCTCCAAGAAGATACTCGATAGAATCATTGAGAACAAATTCAGAACTAGAACCAGTGTCAACACCTATTGACTGAATAAAGTCCAATATCTTCTTAACATTATTTGTATCTGATTTCATAATGTCTAGGATTCCAGGTCTTTTTAATTTTACAACAACCTTCTTACCATTTTGAAGGGTGGCTTTGTGCACCTGCCCAATACTAGCCGATTTGAATGGAATTTCGTCAAAATCTTTGAATATGTCTCTGTTTACAACATCTTTTACAAGGTTAAAATCAAATGGTGGTACATTATCTTGGAGAGATTCAAGTTCTTTGGTAAACTCTGGTGGATAGAGGTCTCCTCGTGTGGACGCTATCTGTCCTAATTTTACAAATGTCGGGCCAAGGTCTAGAAGTTCACCTTTCGTCCATCGACCAAGCTCAGCCTTATCTTCAGTAAAGCGTTCTTTCCATAAATATTTAGCTGCGAATTTCCATGTTTTTACCTTTTGATTTGGCGCCAACTTGACAGGTGGCGTCTTCATATTGGCTTGACTGAGTATACTCAACATATCCTACATTAACCTTAGGATTTTTTCTATAAGCTAAATATAGAATGAAGATTCATATCGTAGGAGCTGGTCCAACTGGATTATCTCTCGCATGGGAAATCTTACGCACAGGGGATCATGATGTTACCATTTACGATAGAAAGATATCAGCTGGTGGTTCTTGGTGGGAACCTAGTGTAGAATCACGCGATCTTCATGCACATAGAATTCTATTTGATAGAGCATTTGTAAACACACATTCTTTTTTTGAAGAAATGAAGATTGACTGGAATACCATGTTTGAAATAGAAAAAGATGCTGGTGTTTGGGATTTTACACTCAAAAGTTTAGAATATGATGACTATAAAACCCTTATAGGTCTCATATCTAGGGTTCTTTGGGATCCTAAAAAGTTTGAAAGTATATCAGTGAAAGACGCCATAGGTCCTCTCACCGATAGGGCTAAAGATCTCATAGAACATCTCCCTCTCATAATGGATGGTGTTACTTGGGATGTTATGTCTGCGTATGAATTCATAAACAATTTGAACCATGTTTTACTCTCTAAACGTTACACGCAGCGCGTTTCTGGTAAAGTTATGTGTGACGCGATGGAAGAAGCACTTCTCAAAGCTGGAGCCAATTTTGTTTTTGGTGCTGAACTTTTAGATGTTCAATACGGTAAGAAAGATTTTGTGGCAAAGTTTTCAGATGAAAGAATGATAAAAGATGGATTACTCTTTTTATGTCTAGATAATAGCCCAGCTCTAGATCTACTTGGCAACAATTGGGGACCTGACGCAGATGCCAAACTTAGAAGAAGTACATATGGTGCTATAAATGTTCTATTGGATTATGATCAACCAATTAAAATGAAATCAGATTTAGAAGTTTCTATAGAAACCAAGTGGAACTTACAACCAAAGGTACTCAGTGATGGTAAGACTGTATCATGTGTTATTTGTGATCTTGGTAAAGATGTACTCAGTTCTGACCCAGAAACCATCAAAAATGAAGTTGTTAGACAACTTAAATTACCACAACCCAATTCCATCAGGATTGGCTGGGGTGCTGAATGGAAAGAAAATAAATGGAACTTTTCACAATCCTCGGGTGTTCTCAGTCTTGAGGGTCAACTCCCCTTCTTTGGGAAATGCTCAAAGGTTGCCATGTGTGGTATGATGTCACCTAGACATACACCTTACTCCAGCATTGAAGCATCAGTTGAAGTTTCACGAGCCCTAAGCCATATGTGTTTCGGAACTAGAAAACCCCTGAAACCTATTTTGGTAACCCACGTCGGAATATTAACTTTAGTGTTACTTATAGTTTTACTTTTAGTTTATCGTAGATGAAGTTTGTAGCTAAAGTATATGAACCATTTTATGATCACAATGATAAAAAGTATATACGTTTTGTGATTCCTCAAAAAGTTTCAGAAATCATAGAACGTATGCATGCGAATAGGATGCACCTACTTGTAAACCGAGATATTGATAATCCCTTAGATGGTAAGGTACTCACAGTCAAAGTACCATTCCGTTATAGGAGAGTGATGTGTAAATTTGAAGGAAAACCTATACAATCTCTCATAAAGGATGATGAAGTTGATGTTGAATTAGATTTCAAAGGTATTTGGAATATTGGAAATCATTCAGGTTTCTCTTGGTTACTCTCCTCTTCAATCTTTTCAAGTCCCTGACCAGGAAGCTCTATGTTATCTACACCAGCCTTTTTTAGATCCGTGAATGTCTTTAACATTCCTTGAAGTCTGAAAACTTCTTGAGTCATTTGTTCAATGGTGTTCTGAAGTCTGTGAATGTTCTCATCAATGTTTAAAGTAGGCATCGTGTACTCATTTAAAGTTTCACATCTTTAAATAAGTAGATCATGACAACGTTGACTAGGACTGGTTATTTAGTCAATTCGGGTCCAATTCCCGAAATTAAAAAAGAACTTACCGTAAGACCTGTAGTCAATGGGGACTATGGATTTACTCCACCGCCTTTCAAGGTTTTCAGAGCAACTAAGACAGGAGTCTGTGTTCCCAGATTCTATGGAACTTCTAAACTTGGAGAACCACGAGATGATAAGAGACCAGAGCCCACCCGTATCAATACGAAGTTTGTTGGGAAACTTCGAGATACCACACACCAAAACGATGCACTACGAGCAGCAATTAAAGCTGGCCACGGCGTCCTTTCTTTACCATGTGGGTACGGCAAAACGACGGTATCCTTGGCCATAGCATGTAAATTGGGGTACAGGACTATGATTGTAGTACATAAACAGTTTTTGGCCGATCAGTGGAGGGAGAGAATTCAACAGTTTTGTCCAGGTGCCACCATAGGTATTGTACAACAAGATAAGAAGGAGGTTGAATGTGATTTTATCATTGCTATGCTTCAATCACTTTCCCTAAAAGAATATTCATTTACAGATTTTGAGAGTGTAGGAACCCTCATAGTAGATGAGGCACATCATATTTGTGCCAAGGTTTTCAGTCAGTCACTCTTCAAAATGTGCCCCAAACACATCTTTGGACTCTCGGCGACACCTGAGAGGAAAGATGGACTCACTAAAGTTTTACATTGGTTTATGGGTCCCACTTTCTTCGCAGTAGAACGCAAAAATCAGGAACAAGTTGAGGTTTTCCCAGTTATATACGATTCCCCAAACTATAAGAATCCACCCCCATCCATGAGGAACGGTAAAATCTCAATGCCAAACATGATAACAGAACTTGTGGAAGATCGCCGACGTAACCAAATGCTCGTAGAACTTGTTAAAAAGGCATCGGCAGGTACGAGACAGTTACTTGTTTTGAGTGATAGACGTTTTCATTGTGAGTTCCTTCATCAATGCTTTCCCAAAACATCTGGATTGTACATGGGTGGTATGAAGGAGGCGCAACTTCAAGAATCTTCAAAGAAGAAGATCATTTTCGCAACGTTCAGTCAAGCGCATGAAGGTTTAGATATTCCCACACTAGACACAGTTATCTTAGCTTCACCTAAATCTGATATTACTCAAAGTATTGGGCGTATTATGAGAGAAACAAAAGGTAAAAAGAACGATCCACACATCTACGATGTTCATGATCCTTGGTCTATCTTTACAGCAATGTATTACAAGAGACTCAAGATCTATAGACAAGGGGGATTCAATATACGTGGCAAGCAATCGGAAGAGCCCAAGAGTGAGTTTACTCAGGGAAAGTGTCTGTTTTTATAATCTGACTAATTAATAAATGTCGGGTGCATTAATACAACTGGTTTCTAAGGGGGTGCAGGATGCCTACATCATAAGTGACGAAGGACATTCCTTTTTTCGTACGAAGTTTACACGTCATACGAATTTTTCTCAAGCGCCCAAATACATTAAGACTGTCACTACCACAGATACGTCTATTACGATACCCGTTCTCGGTGATATCATAAACGGTATTTGGTTTGAGTCAGCTAATAGAAACGCGAATATATCTTCAAATCTTTTCTATAACTCTACAATTTCTCTTTTTATTGGTGGACAAAAAATAGATTCTCAACATTATGATTATTTCTCTGATATATGGACGAATTATCTAGCTGATACATACACAAAGGGACAAGAATTAAACAACAAGACATCTACCTCATGTCACGTTTTCCTCCCTCTCCACTTCTTTTTCTGTGATCACAAAGCGTTTTTGCCTCTCATATCTCTCCAGCATCATCAAGTTGAGATAAAGATAGACTTTGACGAAACAAACCTAGCTGGTCTAGATGTAGCCGAGA